ATACTCTTCATAATCGTTGTGATTGCTATGTAAATTTTTCTCACTCTGAAGGTGTGGGTATGGGGGCGGTCGAAGCTGCTATGAGGAATAAACCTGTTATCATAACAAGATATGGAGGTGCTTCGGAATACATAAAAACACCGTACACGATAGATTGTGAAATTCAGGAGTTGGAGAAGGACGATTTCTTATTTAAGAAAGGTATGAAATGGGGCAAACCAAACTTTGACCAACTCTTGGAGTTCATGAAATCTGCATACGATAATGATGTGAGGTACATGAGACACGATTATACTAAACATTTAGTGAGTAAAGAATCCGTTTTAAGCGAATTCCTGTTGAATGTAATTGGTGATGAAAACTACCAGTCCAGTTAAGAGTGCACCAGAACCTAACATACCCTTCTGGGAGATGAGCATCATGTTAAGCTCATCAATGAATGAAATACCTGTGGGTTTTTTAAGTAATTCCGGTAACATCTTGGCTAAAGCTAAGTATACAATCATAGAGATGACGACGGGTTGAAGTGTTTCCTGATCTAACATTTATATAACACGATAAAATAATATCAAGAACTAACTACACATTTTTTACCTAATACCATATCACCCTGTTTAAGACTGTGCTTCTTACAATAATTCCCACACACCGCCTTAAACGTACACCTCTTACCCTTAAGAGTTAATGATTGACAAATATTTGTACTCTTAACGAGTTTAAACTCGATGATGGGTTTAGTATCCATTATAAGGATCGCCGACCTATCCCGTTTTTTCTGCGCGTGTGTATCGTATCCCCTTTTTAATTTCATCAATCCCTTCGCCAGATGGATACACTCATCATCTGGAGAAGACACTTTCCGTATACGCATAGCATTCTCGAGGCACTCTTGGTAAGACATTTTACATTTGAGAAATATTGTGATTGACTTAGGTTTTATTCAGTATTTTTTTCTTCGGTGATAACTGGTCCTCTTTGTGTAATAGAGCCTGCGGCCATATTAACTATAGCTTCAGGGTCGAAATTGATATTAATACCGTTTTCTTGTAAAATATCCTTAATGTTCTTGGACGTTGTATCGAAATCGGCACAGAATCCCGCACGAGTCTCTACGATGAGTTCCTTCAACTGAGTGGAAGATATGGTAGACTCATCATCTTTGCAGAATCGTTTAACGATCTTATCCTTTAGAGTATCTAATTCTGTGTATAAAAGATCAGCGACCTCGTTAATTTTAACATTATCACCCATATCTAATTCATTTTTAAGTTTAGCTTTTTCGTTATCGATCTGTGTGATTATCTCGTTACAGGGTACTTGCATATCAGAAAATTCATCTAACTTATCGAGATCCAACTCTTTCGCGTACAGAAGAGAACATATAGGACCCTGGACTTTGGGAATCACGATCTCTTGGATACGCGCAAAAAAATCTAAAAGAAGACTCGTGTCGGGAGAATACGAAAATCCGAAAATTCGGTTAGTACTCCCGGCACCCTTTTTCTTTCTGAGAAGTTGAATGACAAACATAACCACAAAACCTATGATTAAACCAACTATGAAAGGTAAGGCTTTATTCATTTAAAGTATAAAAACATTATAATTTCATGTTTATAAAATGGACTTCCTGTTGCTCGCGATGCGAAGCTCCTCTGAGTCCATGTATAAAAACGTACGAGAAAGCAAATAAAAAATTTATAAAATGGTATCGGCGCATACGCCCCATTTTTATGGATAACAATCATAAAATGTACTCATTCGTTGGTCTTAAACTCGAACGCGTATGCTATTCATGTTTCATACAAAAACCAAAGATCACACCCAATCTTTTGAAGCTCAGAGAAATGGGACAGATACGCCATATGTTACCCAGAAGTAGAGCTAAAACCGAAGAAGAGTTGCTCATGTGGTTCGGTGGTCTTTTGCGATGCGCTAGAAAATTTAATTTAAATATAAAATCTTAAATATATTTTTTTAAAAAATATGTTGAGAATAATTTTTATAAATAAAATAGTTTTATATTTTAATGACAGTAGATCCTGATGTTGTTACTATGATGAAAATTCTAGATGAGAATCGTGACAAGTTGTCAGAAGGTGTGTATCTCAAGATGTGTAACGCATTAAAACGCATACATGATAAGATGAGTCGGCGCACAAGATTCACCATTCACAGAAACAAGATAGTGATATTTTATGCATCGCTGTTTTCTGTGTGTAAAACTATTAAAGTCTTTAAAAATTTTGGAAAAGCCTAAGTTAGAGAATAGAAACGTTATAAATATAAGAATCATGGAGAGCGTTGAGAAACTCACGCATATCGAGCATGTACTTAAGCGCCCCGACTCGTATGTCGGACCAACCGATTTAAGTACGGAATCCTATTGGATTCTTAACGGTCAAAAATTTGAAAAAAGGAGTACCAAGTATTCACCCGGTTTACTCAAGATTTTTGATGAGATCCTCGTTAACGCCATCGATCGCAACTCCCTCCATCCTAAAAATACCAACTCAATAGCTGTGACTATAGATAAAGTCTCAGGTTCCGTCACCATTGAAAACAATGGACCTCTCGGAGGTATCAGTGTTCGCATGCACGAGAAGGAAGGTATATGGAATCCTGAACTCGTGTTCGGACACCTTCTCACGAGTACTAACTATGATGATAATCAAAAGCGGATTGTCGGAGGCCGTAATGGATATGGAGCCAAGTTGACGAACATCTACTCTTCTGAATTCTCAATCATCGTAAAGGACCACGAAACAAAACAGACATACACACAAAAGTGGGCGGATAACATGTCAGTGTGTGAACCTGAAAAAATCAAAAAACATTCCGGTGCCACATCATCTGTGTCCATCACATTTATTCCTGACTGGAAACGGTTTGGGATGACCAAGATGGATTTCAACATCTACAAAATCTTCGAAAAGCGTGTATGGGATGCTAATATCTGCACGACACCCAACTGCAAAGTCAAGTTCAACGGTGAAGCTCTTCCCAAACAAAGCTTTGAAGCCTACGCCAAAATGCACGAAGGCGTAGAAAATGTACACTGCGCCACAACTGATCGCTGGTCTGTCTGTATTGGTCCATCTGAAGATGGTATGCAACAGGTATCCTTTGTAAACGGTATCTGTACCAGTAAGGGTGGTACCCACGTTGACCACGTTGCCTCACTAGTCGCCGCGGGTATCATCGAAGAGATGGCAAAAAAAATTAAACTCAAGCCTCAACAGGTCAAAAACACTTTCGCCATTTTCGTGAAGGCAACCCTCGAGAACCCAGCTTTCTCGAGTCAGGTCAAATCTGAGTGTACCCTCAAGGCTCAGGACTTTGGCTCCAAGTTTGAGATGCCCAAGACCTTCGTCAAAAACGTTTTGAAGACGGGTGTTTCTGATGAACTCACAGCCTTGTCAAAGTTCAAGGAGATGAAGGAATTGGCAAAGACCGATGGTGGAGCTCGTAAGAGTAAAATTACCGGAATTCCCAAGCTCGACGATGCAAATAAAGCTGGTACAGCTCAATCTGGAAAGTGTACACTCATCGTCACAGAGGGTGACTCGGCAAAGACCCTCGCAGTTGCGGGTCTCTCTGTGGTTGGTCGTGATCACTACGGTGTATTCCCACTTCGTGGAAAGTGTAAGAATGTCAGAGATGCATCTGTTTCGCAACTTACAGGGAACCAGGAGTTCAACGACCTAAAGAAGATCCTCGGTCTTCAACAAGGGAAGGAATACACCGATGTTTCAGAGCTTCGATACGGCCGATTGATGATCATGACAGATGCAGATAACGATGGTTCGCACATCAAGGGTTTAATTCTTAATATGATTCACGCGTTTTGGCCCAGTCTTCTCAAATTGGGCTTTGTCGTGTCGATGGTCACACCGATCATTAAAGCCATAAAAGCTTCTCAGACCAAATCGTTCTACACGGATTCTGCGTTCCGTACATGGTACGGGGATGGACAGCCGGGTTGGCGGATCAAATACTATAAGGGTCTCGGTACTTCGACTTCCGTCGAGGCTCGAGAATATTTCAAAATTATCCAAGATCTCACCGTTAAATTTAACGTGGATGTAATGACAGATGATTCTGTTATACTCGCATTCGATAAAAAGAAGGCCGACGATCGTAAGACGTGGCTTCTTGAAAGTACCGCGAAAGAAGCAAAAGATCTCGAAGTACCGTATGGTAAGATAAAGCAGCTGGAAATTACCGACTTTATTCACAAGGACCTGGTAAACTTCTCATTGGCGGATTTGAAACGTTCTATCGCACATATGGCAGATGGACTCAAACCGTCTCAACGAAAGGTTATGTATTCATGTTTTCAAAGGAATCTGAAGGATGAAATGAAGGTGGCGCAACTCGCCGCTTACGTAGCTGAAAAGTCTGCTTACCATCACGGTGAAGTAAGTTTGGCTGACACCATTGTCAAACTAGCAAACGACTACACGGGCTCTAATAATATTAATCTTTTGGAGCCGTGTGGTCAGTTTGGGACCCGATTGATGGGAGGTAAGGATGCATCTCAGACCCGTTATATCTTTACGAAGTTGTCGAAGGAAACTCGAAATATCTTCGATCAAAAGGATGACGCGATACTCACATACCTCGATGATGATGGGCGTTCGATTGAACCCGAGCATTATATGCCTGTTCTACCTATGGTACTTGTAAATGGAACTGAAGGAATTGGAACGGGGTTTTCGTGCTACGTACCACCCTTCAATCCAGAAGATATCAAGGCAAATATCCTTAATTTTACAAATGGCCGAGAATTGAAAAAAATGAAACCCTGGTTTCGGGGGTTTAAGGGGTCTATCGTAGAACAGGATGATGATTCATGGATCGCACAAGGTGTATGGAAATGCATTGGGAGGACGGTAAAGGTAACAGATCTCCCTCCGGGTAGATGGACCCAAGATTACAAGGAACATCTCGACACTCTCGTTGAAAAGAAAATCATCAGTGGTTTCACAAATAACAGCACAACCGAGAACGTCGATTTTATCATCCAAGATTATAACGGTAAAGACGCTGTGAAGGATCTCAAACTGCAAAAGACTATCAGATGCTCAAACATGCATTTGTTTCATCCCACAAAGGGTATATGTAAATACGATTCACCTGGTCAAATTTTGGTTGATTTTATTAAACTTCGTATGGAACATTACAAGAAACGTAAGGCGCATCTCATCGACACAACTAAGAAGAAGGCTGAACTCTGTTCTCATAGAGCGCGTTTTGTTAAGATGGTAATCGATGGTGATATAGTAGTGTTTCGTCGCAAGAAACAAGATCTCGAAAACCAACTTTCCACCTTATTTCCTAAGATTGACGATTCACACGATTACCTTCTACACATTAAGACCATCGAATACACGGATGAGAGAGTGAAAGCGTTATTCGATGAATGGAATAAACTCAGAGAAGAAGTTTGTTTGATTGAAGCTACTGGTTATTTTGAAATGTGGGAAACTGATATTAAAAAAATGTAACTAATATTTAGATATGATCGTTGAAGGTCCAAATCCTGGTGCTCAGATAGCACTTAACGCGATCGGTAAACAGGATACGTATTTATTAGAAAATGATCCTGAAAATTCGTTCTTTAAATACAACCCCAAGAGACATTCAAATTTTCAAAAGTTTCATCGAAGTACAAAAATTGATAATCCAGGTACAAAAGCTAACTGGCCTTTTGGTGAAAGTATAAAAATGACACTAAACCCACGAAATATGGGAGATTTATTGAGTAATATGTACATAGCCATAGACTTTCCGGGGTTAGGTAGTAATTCGTTTTACCTCTCGGATCAAATAGGAAGACATTTAATAAAATCTGTAGCGATGCGTGTCGATGAAATCGAAATAGAAAAATTTCATGATGACTGGGGTATCATATACGACGAACTGTACCTAGACGCATCTGAAAAGCGAACTAAACGGTATTTAGTTAATAGATTCTTCGCAGAAGGAACATCGTCTTTAAATAACGCGGGGCTGGTTACGAACGAATCGAAACTATTCATACCCATCCCACTCTTCTTTTCAAGGAAATATGAAGGAGATGAATACGATTCTAACAAACCTAACCGACCATACTTTCCTACGTGTGCCATACATAAACAGAAAATAGAATTTGAAATTACATTTAGACCACAAACATTCTTTACGAACTCTACCGACACGGTTAGTTTAGCTAATTTTAAGATCATAACAGAAGAAATCACAGTATCAAACCAAGAACGGATATATCTCATGACTAAACCCCAAACATTTATCACTGACATAGTGAGAAAACATCCCACCGTAGAAACGGAGCTTAATGAAAGTGAAGTAAAGTTACAACTCGTACCAAATGTACCGGTAAAAAGTATGAATTGGTTCTTGCGTAACACGGATTTCGAAGATGAATCCGTATACGTGGGTGGTACTTCGTTAGAAAGTAACGTGTTCTATAATCGCTACAATTTTTCAGCGAGCGACACGGCATCTTTATCTAACGCATTTTTTCAACCTATCATGGACAGTGCCAAAATTTATATAAACGGACAAGATTTACCAAACTTGCCACTCGTTGATCATACGTATTATAAGTATATAGTACCTCATAACAGTAGACTTTCTAGACCTGAAAAGAATATTTACACGTATACATTCTCGATGAATCCGATTAATGTGGAGCCATCGGGAAGTTTGGATTTTGGACAACTTCAATCCGACCGTACCGTTTTGGATGTGAAATTAAAGGATGGTCTTTCTGTTTCAAACACATACTCTTTACATCTATACTACGTCGGGTATCAAACGTTTAAGTTTGATGGAGGGTTCGTATCACTCGTGTCAGCACCAACAATCGGTACATATGTACCCGAAACGTCTATGGAAGTTGGGGGTGGTAGGCCTACACCCGGAGAACTAAACAGAGAGATTCCACCAGGTTATGGTAGGCCTAAACCCGGAGAACTAAACAGAGAGATTCCACCAGGTTATGGTAGGCCTAAACCAGACTAACTTTTTGAAGTATCCCCCCTTTATTAAATAAATCAGAATGATGGTTGCGTATGTAGTCAACTATACTGTTCTTAATACACCATCTAATGAAATTTAACTGTGCAACAGTTGTGCTTATTTTATCAGATGTGCCCGGAACAATGTATTGCATCTTATTTGATCTACAGAATGGGTCGAAAAGTTTTTTACTGTATCCATCTAAACTAGATTTATATGCGCAGTGAACACTAAATAACTTTCCATCGCGAGTCTTGTATGTTAAATTATTTTTCTTAGAATAGTTGGTGATAAACCACTCGAGATTTCGAAGTGATATACCGCCAGTTTTGTTTAAAAGTTCTTTTAGTATAGTTCTATTTTCGGGTAATATGTAGAAGGCGTTGATAGAATTTAATAGTATATCCGATTTGTTCATTATTATATAATACTAACTAATTCTCTAAGTTCTTTTGTATGTTTCTTATTTTTATCTTCTTCACACTTCGGACAACCCTCTACACGGGGGCCTGGCCAAGGGTGATTATGTCGCAAGATACTGCTCGATCGTTGTACAGGTTCACATAATCTTTTATCGTTTATATGAAAATTGCAAAAATTTGCGCCATTTGCACTTTTTTTCGTGCACAATGTATGATCACGTTTTAATCCCATACAATGATCATTTTCCCCCAATGCATCCCTTCGTAAAAGTTTTAGTGGTATGCTGTGAATTTTTGAAATTTTTTCTATAACTTCACAAACTTTTTCATATACACGTTTATCGACACGTTCATTGAATAACTGATTTATTTGTAAAACATCTTTATCATAGGCCATATATTATTATGAAGTTTCTTTTTTAAATAAGTCTGCTATTGTCACCTGTTTCGTCTTAGGTTCGCGCTTCTTTCGTGGTGGTTTAGCTCTTAAAAGCAACTCTCCAAAAATTTGCTCTTTAGGGTTTCCGAATAACGGTTCCAATAAATCACACACGGGATTCAAGAATTTATTAAGAAAGTAATATACATAGTCGATCTTAATATTGTTATCTTTGACATATTTTGGATCCTCCGACTTCTCAAACGCCCTTGCCTTGGGATCTCCGGTATCAGTCAATATATAAGGTACGCGGTCTCCAGATTGAGGTTCGGATCCCGGTTGTCTAATACGCATTTTATTAACAACTTGAACGTGAGCCATACTTATATCATTACACGTGAACATATTGTTGTGATCTGGGTTCACTTTATCGTAAGACACGTATTCACCCTTTACTTTATACTTATCGGATAGAGACTGGCTCAAAATAAGTTTTTCGTTAGGTACGTTACCTTCGAGAAGTTCCACAGCTCGCTGCCTCGCCAAAGCTTTGGGTGCGGCGGTGTCATTGCTCTCCAATATAACGTCGAGCAATTCTTTACTTACTTCGCGTACGTGTGGTGTGTTGTCACGTCTAACCAATTGTATACCCTTAACATCGATATAATCCATATTCATGTTTCCATCTTTACCCTTAGTCCAAAGTTTTGCGGCGTACCGCTTTTTACTATACAGAAAATAAGGACAATAGACCTTTTCAAGTTCGAGATTATTTGGAGCCTTGAAAAGCTTCGTGCATTCAGACGCGGCACGCTCTCCAAGTTCCCAACTGTACTCAATAGCTTCTTTACCAGTTCTACCCTGTACATCAAATTCAACCATCACCGAATCGGTGTCGCCATATCTAACCTTGGATCCCGGAAAGTGTTCCTCAACATAGTTTTTAGTGTCATCGATCATATTTCTACCTTTCATAGTAGTTGTTGATGCTATAGCTACACATGGGAGCATACCACGTGAAGCTCCGGTGAATCCATACACGGAATTCATAGAAATCTTATAAGC